GATTACTAACGGAGATTTTGCTACGGATAGTGATTGGATTAAACAGGCTGGATGGAGTATTGCAAGTGGCTCTGCTAATTATAATGATAGTCTTGGTTATAGAAGTATAAGCCAAAGTTCTTTAGTTAGTCCAGTAGGTAAAACTTATAAAGTTACTTATGAAGTATCTAACTATTTAAGTGGGGGAGTAAGATGTATATTGGGTGGTTTTGCATTAGGTCAAGTAACATCTTCAAATGGTATTGTGACAGAAACTATAACAGCATCAAATGCATCATCTAATACATTTGTTTATTTAGAAACAAGTGGAAGTGGTTTTGTTGGCTCAATAGACAACATTTCTGTGAAAGAAGTAACAACTGCAACTAACACACCAAGAATAGATTACTCTACTGGTGCAGAAGCATTTTTACTTGAGCCACAGAGTACGAACTTAATAACTTATAGTGAGGATTTTAGTAATGCAAGTTGGGGAAAACAAGCTACTATTGTTGATGCTAATAGTATAATATCTGCCGATGGTACACAAAACGCTTCCAAAATTCAAGGTACACAAACTGGTAGTGCTTTGGTTTCAGTAAGTTACCCAACTTTAACAGTAGGAAATACTTACACTTTTTCTTGTTTTGCTAAAAAGGGAAACAACGATTGGATAAGACTTGCTCATATATCAAGTGGAGGCACAGGGTGTTGGTTTGATTTAGAAAATGGTGTTGTAGGTACTGTAAATTCTCAATCTGCAACTATTGAAGATTATGGTAACGGATGGTATAAATGTACAAATACTTTTATAGCAACTGCCTCAACAGACGCTAATTTAGTGTTTATAGGTATTTGTGATGCTGACGGAAGTACAAATGCAGGTATAGTTGGTCAAAACGATTATTTATGGGGAGCACAACTAGAACAAAAATCATATGCTACTAGCTATATCCCAACCTCTGGAGCAACAGCTACTAGAAATCAAGAATTATGTAACAATGCAACACCAGTTATTAATAGCGAGGAGGGAACATTGTATGCAGAGATAAGTGCTTTAGCAGATGATTTAACAAATAGGTATTTAGGGTTATCTGCTCAAAACATCATAAACAATAGGATTGCAATTGGGTTTACTTCAGCAGGAGCTAATAGAATAAGATTATTAATGACATCAGGAATTGGCAATTATGTTGATATAAGTTATACGGTTTCTAATATAACAAGTAACACTAAAATAGCAATTTCTTATAAATTAAACGATGTTTCATTGTGGGTAAATGGTTTAAAAGTTGGTGCAGATACAAGTGCAGTTATGCCAAGTGGATTAAGTGAATTAAACTTTGATAGCGGCACGGGTGGTTCTCCTTTCTTTGGTAACACAAAAGGTTTAAAATATTATCCAAAAGCATTAGCAGACGTACAATTAGAAGATTTAACAACAATATAATAACTATGAATATTTACAAGACAGTATTTGATACAGAGCAACAAGGTAAAGACGTTTTAATACAAAAAGACGTTTGGCAAGAAGTAACAGAAGAAGGTGTTACATCGATGCAGTATATCAACGGAACAAAAGCAGTTGTTAATATCGGTAAAGTGGTAAAAACACCTGGTACTTATGATCCAGATGGAAAAGAAATAACTCCACCTGTATATTACCCAGGATGGGCTTATGATGTAATGAGTACAGACGACTTAGACTTTGGCTCAAATGAGGTTTACCCAGGCGATGCTTCAGCGCATCAATTCTATGGATTTCCAAGAAATGCAGAAGTTCCACCACCAATTAAAGAGGAAGAAGTAATTTCAGAATAAATAGCGTAACTATAACAGTATAACAATTAAATTAAATAAAATGTCAGAAGTAAAAAAAATAACAGAAGAGCAATTAAAATTAGTTAAAGAAGGTCAATCAAAAATTAATGCAATATTATTAGAGATTGGTTTTTTAGAAGCAAAGAAAGCAGAGTTTCTAGGTGCACACTTTGAATCAGTGAAAACACTGGAAGGCGTAAAGTCTGAATTAAAAGAACAGTATGGAGACATAACTGTAAACTTAGTTGATGGTACTTACGAAGAAGCTGAACAACCAGAAACAAAAACGCTTGAAGTTGTAGACTAATGGGTTCTATTATAAGAAAAATTAGTATAGGTTCTGATTACAAGAATGATGCCATGCATTATTCCGTAGGGCAGCAAGTTTACGGGGGACACATAATCTCCGACATACTGCACGACAATTCTACGAACTCATACAGTATCTTTATAAAAAAACAAGACGAGGTTATGCCATGGAAGAAATTTAACTCTAACATGGCAATATCCGTTGAGTATGACCTGGAATACTAATGAGAAGTTTGTACGATTTTATCATCAAACCTTTAGGCGATAGATACGAAAACGAATTAAAGCTCGGTGATAAAACTTTAGTTTTAAATACTAAAATAGAAAGCTTCAAGTCAGTAAATAATTTGGCTATTGTAGTTGAAACACCAAAAGCTTTTAAAACAAATATAAAGAAAGGCGACATAATAGTTATACACCATAATGTTTTTAGAGTATTCTACGACATGAAAGGTGTTAAAAAAAATAGTAAATCATTTTTTAAAGACAATTTATATTTTTGTGCTATTGACCAGATATATTTGTATAAGAATACAGGGGATTGGAAATCATTTGGAGACAGATGTTTTGTAATGCCTTTGAAAAATAAAGACTCTCTAAGGATCGATAAAGAGCAAAAGCTTATTGGTATACTAAAATACGGTAATAAGTCCTTAGATGCGCTTAAAATAAGCCCAGGAGATGTAGTAGGCTTTACGCCTAACAGTGAATGGGATTTTATTATAGACGATCAAAGAGTTTATTGTATGAAATCTAATGATATTGTAATTAAATATGAACACCAAGGAAACGAAGTTGAACATAATCCAAGCTGGGCAAAAAGCGGTTGAAGAATTAATTAAGGTAGCTAAAGAAGCTATTGTTGATTCCGGAGACGATATAACGGCTGATAGATTAAAAAACGCAGCAGCTACAAAAAAGCTAGCAATATTCGATGCTTTTGAAATACTTAACAGAATAGAAGCCGAAGAAGCTTTGTTGAATGATAATCCAAAAGAAGTAAAAGAAGAGAAAGCTTTTAGAGGATTTGCTGAAGGAAGATCTAGATAATGTACGAGCAAAGTTTAGTAACAGTATTAAAAGACTATGTAAAGCCTAAAGTAATCAATAGATTAAATAGGTATAAGAAATGGAAATACGGATACAACAAGGAGTATGATCTTATTGTTATAAGTAAAACTGGTGAAATTGGTGAAATATATAATATACAAGGATTAATTATAGGTTTACCTAAAAAAGAAAATGTAACCGAGTTTGAATCTGATAAATGGGAATACCAGCAATATCCTAAAGAACTAAATAAAATTAAATCAGTATTTGATTGGGATGAATACCCGGTTGAGTTTAAAGAAAAATGGTATGACTATATTGACACAGAGTTTAAAAGGCGTGAAGAAGGTTTTTGGTTTATTAACAAAGGCAAGCCTACTTATGTTACTGGTACTAACTACATGTACTTGCAGTGGTCCAAGATTGATGTTGGGCAACCAGACTTTAGGGAATCAAACAGATTATTCTATATCTTCTGGGAAGCTTGTAAGGCAGATAAACGGTGTTACGGAATGTGTTATCTTAAGAACAGAAGATCAGGTTTCTCTTTCATGGCATCAGGTGAGACGGTTAACCAGGCTACAATATCCACAGATTCAAGATTTGGCATTTTATCAAAGTCCGGGCCAGACGCCAAAAAGATGTTTACTGATAAGGTCGTACCCATCTCAGTTAATTACCCCTTCTTTTTCAAACCAATCCAGGACGGTATGGACAGGCCAAAGACGGAACTCGCGTACAGGGTACCCGCGTCGAAGTTCACCCGTAAGAAACTCGACACCAATGAGAAACTACAAGAGATCTCCGGTCTCGACACCACGATCGATTGGAAGAACACCGGGGACAACTCGTACGACGGTGAAAAATTAAAACTACTAGTACACGATGAAAGTGGAAAGTGGGAAAGACCTACAAATATATTAAACAACTGGAGGGTAACTAAAACTTGTTTAAGATTAGGTTCTAGAATTATAGGTAAGTGTATGATGGGTTCAACGTCAAATGCTTTAGACAAAGGAGGAGAGAATTTTAAAAAACTTTATTATGATTCAGATGTCGAAAAAAGAAACGCCAATGGACAGACTCGTTCAGGACTCTATAGTTTGTTCATACCTATGGAATGGAACTACGAAGGATACATTGATTCTTATGGATTTCCTGTATTCAACACGCCGAAAGACGCAATTGAGGGGCCGCAAGGGGACTTAATAGATCAAGGGGTTATTGATTATTGGCAAAATGAAGTTGATGGTTTAAAAAGTGACCAGGACGGTTTAAATGAATACTATCGTCAGTTTCCAAGAACAGAGCAGCATGCTTTTAGAGATGAAACAAAACAATCATTATTTAATCTTACTAAAATATACGAACAAGTAGATTATAATGGTGATTTAAGAAATAGCTCAATAGTTACAACAGGTAGCTTTCAATGGGAAAACGGTGTAAAAGATTCTAAGGTTTTATTTATGCCTAACAAAAATGGTAGATTTAAAATTACTTGGGTTCCACCGGCTGACTTACAAAACAGAGTGATAACAAAAGGTAATACAAAATATCCTGGTAATGAACATTGCGGCGCTTTCGGGTGTGACAGTTATGATATATCAGGTACAGTAGATAATAGGGGATCTAACGGAGCTTTGCACGGTTTAACTAAGTTTAGTATGGAAGATGTTCCGCCTAACAGATTCTTTTTAGAGTATATAGCTAGGCCGCAAACTGCTGAAACATTTTTTGAAGATGTACTAATGGCTTGCGTATTTTACGGTATGCCAATATTAGCAGAAAACAACAAACCTAGATTACTGTATCATTTTAAAAGAAGAGGCTATAGAGGTTACTCTATGAACAGACCAGATAAAAAATACAATAAATTATCAATAACTGAAAGAGAAATAGGTGGTATTCCTAATTCAAGTGAAGACATTAAACAGGCTCACGCTGCCGCTATAGAAACATACATAGAAACTTTTGTAGGGCAAAATGAAGGGGGTTACGGTGATATGTATTTTCAAAGAACACTTGAAGATTGGGCTAAGTTTAATATAAACAACAGGACAAAGCATGATGCTTCTATAAGTTCAGGGTTAGCTATAATGGCTTGCAATAAAAATTTATACGCACCAAACAGTCCCGTGCATAAGAAAATTTACAATTTAGGATTTAAAAAGTTTGACAATAGAGGTTCTTTGTCTAAAATAATAAAATAAATGAAAATATACACAAACACTAACAGTGCATTTCCTAGCCAAATTGAAAGCAATGAGGTAAAAGCAAGTAGAGATTACGGTCTACAGGTTTCTCAAGCTATTGAGCAAGAATGGTTTAACCAAGGTAGATCTGGAGGTAATAGATACTTAACAAATTGGAACAATTTTCATTCACTTAGATTATACGCAAGAGGCGAACAGCCAGTGCAGAAATACAAAGATGAGTTATCTATAAACGGTGATTTGTCATATCTTAATTTAGATTGGAAGCCTGTTGCTGTAATAGCAAAGTTTGTAGATATTGTTGTAAACGGTATGTCTAATAAAACATATGATATAAC